GCACCCTGACCAACCACAGTAATATCGTCTGTGGTGTAGTCTAGGTCACGAATATCCAAATTGGTTGCACTAACAGTTACTCCATCAATTCCAACACCAAAAGATTTCACATTTACATTAAGTGCGTTGTTGTCTGCGTAGATGGCAGAAGCGGTTGCTCCTGTAAATCCGAAAAGTCCAACAGAAACAGTTGACGCAGTTCCACCACCGTAAACCGTTACGGTATCGCTTGCCGCAGTTAGCCCGCGAATAGAAACTGTTCCAACGGTAATGCCAATAGCAGTTGCACCGCTCACACCGTAAACTGCAACTCCTCCTGTTATTCCAAAAGAACCAGTAACAGGAACAGCAGAGCCTACAGTTATGCCGACAGGGAATCCACCGCTCAAGCCTTGAATAGCAATATAATCACCAGCAGTATCGCCCGAACCGTTTCCACCAGCCAAATATCTAATACTAAAAGTAGCACCGCTGTATGGAGTTACGGTCACAGTTCCTACAGTAATGCCGATTGCAGTTCCGCCAGAAATACCTGCAATTGGTATTGTGCCCAATGAACCAACAACAGTAGTGGCAATGGTGCTATAGATGCCATTGGCTAGATTATAGGTTGCCCACGAACCACAAAGCCCAACAGGTAGTGGAGCATTGGATGACACATAATTTACAGTATCGTTTGTGCCGTAAGCAACCTTGACAATCTGGTGATGTGCAGTTTCTCCTGCACCTACGGGCTTGACATAATCGCTGGCTATGGTATAAGTAGTGCCGCTAGTAACAATGTTGTAGTTGTCGCTGGTTGCTCCCATTGGACATTTTGCTCCGTTTTGGGGGTATCGGGTTCCTAAATACTGCTAACTTATGTATAAAATTGAAAGTAGGTCTGAAATGGAAGTCAATAACGCACGATTCCCTAAAGAAGTAGAAGTACACGCTCAAAAATTCGGAGTTTCGTATATTGACTCCGTGATTGCGGTTTGCGAACGCTACGGCATTGAACCACAAGTAGCCGCTAAATTTTTGAACAAGCCCATAATTGAAAAGATACGGGCAGAGGGACAGAATCTAAATCTGCTACCAAAGAAGGCAAAACTTCCTATTTGACACTTGACAGCCCACGGGGTTTGGGGTATAGTTACCTAAATACCTGTGTCTGAATTGTTCGTCAACACATCAACACACAGTACATCAAGTACAAGGAGATACACATGAGTTTCAAGGATATGAAGAGTCGTTCCAAGTCGCCCACCTCCTACCAGTCTCTCGCGGCTGAAATGGAGAAACTGAACAAGCGGTCAGAGTCGTACAAGGATGACCGTTTTTGGAAGCCTGCATTGGACAAGGCTTCCAACGGCTACGCGGTGATCCGCTTCCTACCCGCTGTTGAAGGCGAAGACTTGCCGTGGGCACGGGTGTGGAATCACGGTTTCCGTGGTCCAGGTGGTTGGTACATTGAGAATTCTCTCACCACCATTGGTCTGAAAGACCCTGTTTCCGAACTGAATTCACAGTTGTGGAATAGCGGTAGCGATGACGACAAGAAGTTGGCTCGTGACCGAAAGCGTCGCCTGTCGTATGTCAGCAACATTCTTGTGGTCAGCGATCCCAAGAACCCAGAGAACGAGGGCAAGGTGTTCCTGTTCCGATACGGCAAGAAGATTTTTGAGAAAATTCAGAGTGCTATGAATCCCGAGTATCAGGACGAGAAGCCCCTGAATCCGTTTGACTTCTGGAGCGGAGCAGACTTCAAGTTGAAGATTCGTCAGGTGGACGGGTATGTGAACTACGAGCGTAGTGAGTTTGCTGATTCTGCTCCTCTGTTCGGCGGTGATGACAAGGCTCTTGAGGAGTTGTGGAAGAAGCAGCATCCTCTCAAGGAGTTCACCGATCCGAAGAATTTCAAGTCTTACGACGAGTTGAAGGCACGGCTCCACGAGGTGCTTGGTGGTGATATCCGTGCCAGTGTCAACGAGTCCGCTGCAAAGGGCGGTGCGGAGACTGCCTCTTTTGATGATGAAGACGAGACACCGCGTCCCGTGCGTAAGCCCGTGACGGCTGCTCCTGCCCCAAAGAAGGAGCAGAAGCGGGTGGTTGAGTCCGATGACGAGGTAGAGGATTCGCTCTCTTACTTTGAGAAGTTGGCTGGCGACGAGTAAGCCACCTGCCTAGCAGCACGAAAAGGGCACGCTTCGGCGTGCCTTTTTCTTTTATAGTGTGCTGCGTTCCATGTTTTTTAGAGTGGCTTCGCTGTTGCGAACTCGCAGATCGTCGTTGTAATTATTTACAACAGTATTGCTTTGGTTGTACATGGTAGCCGCTGCCGCTCTTTGTTGATTTGCAAACTGTGCTTGTGCTTTTGCTTGGTTTTCTGCATACGCACGAACTTCTTCTGTTCCTCTTCTGTTTATTTCCATAGCGTTAGCCTGTTGTCCAACTGGAGTTGAAGCAGTTGAAGCAGGAGCAACAGAACCAGTTGTTTGTTCAGGAGTTGTTGCTGTTGGTGTTCCGCCTTCAACTTTAATCAAATCACCGACAGCAGGAATGGAAGACACAAAATCGTATATTCCTTTAGGTCCAATCAATTCTGCAATTTGATTTCCTACCCATTCTCCTCCCATAGCACCAGCGACTCCTCCAAGAACGGTTCCAACTGGACCTATGGCAGTTCCTAATCCGCCTCCTATTATTCCTCCAATTGCGGCACCAAATCTTTTAGATATTTCTGCACCAATTGCTTGCTTTTTCTCTTCTGGTCCAAGAGACGGGTCGTTTTTTATGCTGTATATATTGAAAGCACCAATTATTCCCTCAAGTGCAGCAGTGATTGGGCCGAGGGATTTCATTCCACCCAAAATTTTACCCATATTGGATTTTAGAAATGCTCCTGGATTTGCAACCGCTTCTGCTATTGCTGCTGCTTCGGTTGCAACAGATTTGCCTGCTTGTACTACTGCACTTCCAGCAGACTTTGCACCTTCCAATCCTTTAGACGCTAGATTTTTTGTGCCTTCCCATGCACTGCTCCACCATGATTTGCTTTTTGATGCTGTTTCAGCAGCACTCTCTGCACCAAAACCAAGCATAGATTTGGTGCCTTGCCATGCTTTTGAAGCCATGCCTTTTGTGCCTTGCCATGCCTTTTTTAGACCCAAATCTGTTGCTTTGTCTGATGCCCAATCTGTTACGGTGGACAGCATTCCAGGTTGCCCCTCTGCTCCTGCTCCTCCACCCATTCCAAACATTCCGCCCATCATGCCCAAGAGTCCGCCACCACCAAGCAAACCAGAAAGAGTTTTTCCAAGACCCCCAAATAGCCCTTTTTGTTTTTCATCCGCTTTAGCAGCGTTAGTCATATTTTTTATGGCTGCTTCTTTTTGTTTAAGTGATTCTGTTCCTGACTTTTTACCAACTATTCCTTCTTTGATGACTCGCACATCAGCAGCAATTTGTCCAAGCACTCCAACATCACCACCTGCCATGCCTGCTAATCGTCCACCTGCGGCTCCACCAAACACACTACCTACTGTTCTTGCTCCTGGGAATGGAGGAGTTGGTGCTCCTGCAATACCTCCACCCATTCCTCTGCCCATCAGGATTCGTTCCAGTTCGTTTTGCTTTCGTCCTGCTTGAGAAATACTTTCGACTCTGCGTCCAGCAAACGCTTCTAGTTCTTCTCGCCCTGCTCGTTTTTCTGCCATATAGTCGCCAAGTAGTCCTCCAACAAGAGGAATCTGACGAACGATGGCTTCTGGAGCAGCCTTTAATTTTGATACCATTCTTTCTTTGGCGAATGCAGCAAATCCAGTTTTCTTTTGCAATACATCTTCAACTGGTTTTATGATTTCTGCTATCTTTTTTGTAATATCAGATTTTTCTCCAGTTGTCTTTTCAGCAGTTTCTCGTATGAATTTTAGTTTGTTGTATATGTCTAATTGTTCTCTTCGGTCTTTTGAGCGAACTGCTTGTTCAGATAGAGACAGAGCAGATTCAATAACTGCAAAGTTTGCTGCGTTATTTGGGTCGTCTAGGTCTTGAAGCCTCCCTCTTTCACTTCTAACCAGTTCTTCAATTTGGGCACGAACACCTTTTGCACCGCCTTTGCCCAATACAGCCATAGACAGTTCGGTGTCTCCACCAGATAGTTCACGCTGTTGTTCTAATAGTGCTTCAAGTAGACCAATTTTTGAGTCAACTTCTGTGTATTCTTTTTCCACTTCTGGTGGAAGCGGTATTTCAGGTGCAGCAGGCGCAGACGGTGATGCTTTGGTGGGAGCAAACCGTCCACCTACTCGTGGAACTGCCCCTCGCCTACCCCTACCTGGACCTTTTTTTGCCATTTACTGATGCCCTTGCCGCTTGGCTCGTTCTTTCTCTTCTTTCAAGAATTGGATCAATAAATTTATGTATACTTCACGCTCCCAAGGTATGAGAGACTCTACTTCAGCCAAAGAGTATTTGTGGTGCTGTATTAGTGAAAAATTGGTGTTGTAATACGCTGCCAGTGTGTTGTGGCAGACCGTTATTGAAAAAAATCGGAAACAGACTTTACCTCCGTTTCCACCAATTTCTTGCACGACGGACAAGTGTATTTGAAGCCGTATACTAGTTCTGGGGTGGTTTTCACAAATTTCATAATCTGCTCAAATTGCTCGGGTAGCAAGTTGTCCACGAAGTCTGCTAGTTCTTTGGGATCAATGTCGTCTTTACCGTACACATTGTCACCAAAAATTACGCTCTCTATACAGTCTTTTGCTATTCCAAAAATTGCATCAATTTCACTCTTGCTGTAGTCTACATCGTGCATGGACGGATACCGCAGCACCAATGATATCTGATCGTTGATTTTTACGGTGGAGTCTACGCTTTCCTTTTCAACTTTCTTAACTTTGACTTCTTGTAGATTGATTCGTATTCCAGTTTTTGTTTGGCAGGTAGAGCAAGCAATCTGTGGTTTTACTTCTTCACCAACAGACTTCATGCGAATCTGTAGGAATGCGTATTCTGCGTCTGCTGTGCACAATTTCTTGGTGTCTAGCAGTCCGTTGGTGCAAGCAGAAATTATGTTACGCATAGCATCTACGATCTGGTTCATGTCACCAGATTGTGCAGCAATTAGAAGCACCTTTTCTTCTTTGACTAGAAAGGGTCTATACTTTGCTACTATGCCAGATATTGGCAGAGTCATTGTATAAGACGGCAATTGCGAAGAGGTCAGTTTCAGTTTTTCCATGCTATCTCCGTTCAAATAAAGAGTGTATAGTATCTATATTACTGCTGTCCGTTTATTACTCCATTAACGGTTCCGTCGCTGCCGTAGCGATTTATTCTCCCTGTTTTGGGATTTACTGCGAATGCTGTTTGTCTTGGTTGTGGCGATGGAAGAATCTGCTGCGGTAGGTTTAGTCCAAACGGAGAAACTTGTTGTTGTGCAGCAGAAGGAGTAGTTGACGGCGGATTTGGTAGAAGTGTAACAGCGGGTGTGTATTTTCTATACGCAAGCACAATGTCTTGTGTAAGTATTTCGTTGTCTTTTTCGTATCCAAGCATGAGTTCTCCTATTTGCTTTGGATACATTTCTTCAATTACTGCGGAATACACCACTTGATCGCTTTTGTCTAAAACATTGATTACTCCATCTGTGATGTATTCGTCATAAAATGCGAACTTATAGTTGAAAGGATTGCAGATAAAGTTTAACCACTCTTCAAAAAATGCTCGTTCTTTTAGATCGCCCGATAGTATGTACGAAAGCGTCAAGTCTCCAGAGTATAGAGGTTCGGTTGGAAACTGTCTTTGTGGTCCGTAGAACCTGTAGTTTTGTGTGGTGAGTGATCTTCCAGGAACAGAAGCAGAAGTGCACCGTAGAGTTAGTTGCTTTTGTGATGCTGGACGATATCCAAATATTGCGGGTGTGTTTAACACCATTTCAAAACGGTTGGCGTATATCAGGCTGTCCCGATATATTTCGCCCATCATTTCATTAATATTGGATGGAATGTATGTCATGGAGTGTTTCCCGAACGAACATATGAGTTGTATGCCATACGACGAACGCCCATCTTTCGCCCCTTCACGAACAGGGCAAGGTCAACATCCACCAACACATCCCAAAATTCCATAGGAATCTGTATGGGTCGCCTACGAAGTCCACCTATTACATAGCGTCGGTAGCAGGGCTTGAAAAAACCAAATTTTCGTGATCCGTTTAGTCGGTCGTATGAAACTCCCAAACGGGTAAGAGACTCGTCACCGCTTCTACGCATTGGTAAATTTGTTTCTATGGCACCGAACAATTGCCGTCTCCATTTTTGGGCAACATAGTGCAGATTCAGTCCTTCAAACCCGTCTTTGTGTACTTTGGTTACGATTACTAGTGGAAACACATCGTAGGCTTTAGATGAATTTAAAAATCTGTCGTCTTGTGGTTTATATTTAAAAAATACCATCTGCCCTGCCATGAGCCGTGACGGAGTGCGTAGTTCTCCAATGGTATTCAAATACTTCAGTAATTGCAGATACGATTGGTCTGTGCCACCAAGACCAGCAATAGTCTCTTCTAGTAGGGCTTTTAGTTCTTTTGGTTGTTGCGGGGTTATCATGTCTTGTGTCTAAACAGATCGTCTTCGGTAAGCACTCGGAACTCCCAACCACGAGACTCCGCAGCAGTTTTAGCCGCTGCCCATTTAGCCTTGTTGGTGATCCATGTTTGGGCTTCATACAGGTAATTGCGGCTACGCTTTTTTGGTTTCTTTGGTTCCTGTGTCTGTTTTTTTGGTTTTACTTCAATCAGCATGGTTTTTACCCCACCATCGGTAGTACGCATCTCCACGATAAAATCCACAAAGTAGCGGTGCGGTTTTCGGTCAAGTGGGCTGATATATGGTATCACCACCTCTTCTGACCCCCATCGCAGCACAGTTTCGCTCAGGTCACAGAATTTCATAAACCGCCGTTCCCACATAGAACGGTACACTATTTGGGTGGGGTTGCCCATGTATTTGGATGGGTTGGTTGGGCTAAAATATCCTTTGTAGGGCATATAGATATGTAGAAGTCCACGAGGAAAAAATAGCCAATGGCTGAATCCACACCAGAAAAT